AGAGAGCAGGCGCTGAAGTTGCGCTACGTCCTCAAGCCGGAGGTCTTCGCGGAGTCCGCCCAAACGCGAGTTGCATAGATCCATCGGCCTGCCTGAAAAGGACGGGCCTTTTTTATAAGTGAATCAGGGGGTTGACGCAAGTTGACAGAAGGCGACAACCAAGATGAGCACGCTACTTCCGCCCCGTATTGAGGGCATCAGAACACCCCGCAATGCAGACATGGAAACCATCCGTATGTGCCGCACAGAACAAGACGCCGTGATCGCCAGCATCCGCCTTAGCGGGCTGACGCTGCACGAGATTGGTAAGCGTGTCGGCGTGAGCAAGCAGGCGGTCAGCAAGTGGCAAAAACGCGGGTTGCCGTGGAAAAAGACCCGGGCTTTCTGCAATGCGACGGGGACGAACCTTGTCAGCCAATACCGCGACTTCGAACGCGCCATGCGTGAGGCGGCAGGGCGGTCCAGCGAACGCGACCGTATGACGGCGATTGTCGCGCCAACCCAACGTTTATGGAGTGCAGCCGCATGACCATTTTTTCGCTAGTCACAAACGACGAACATACCTCCCCGCACCCTAAGCCTGCCTGCGTTTCCGTGAAGCCTACGCCAAGCGAACGTGACGTGGTGATGGACTTCCGCGACCACGACTCCCACGAACAGGGTCTGACGCTGACCCAGCGCGTCACTGAAATCGCCGTAGACATGCAGCTGGCCCAGCGCGTGCGCGACGCCATGCGAGCCCAAGGCATGCGCGTGCCGCTGACCGAGGCCGAGGCTTTCGCCGAGGCAGATGCACGCATGAGGGGCCGGGCATGAGCGATGTCATCGGCTGGGCAGTTTTTGATCCCGCCACGAATGAGCTGGTGATCGTCTGCAAGAGCCGATCGGAAGCCCGACGCATCGCAGCGGAGTCAGGTGGTGGCGTGGCTGTCATCCGGAGGGTGCGGTGATGAGCACTCTGCATGCGCTGTACGGCACGCCAGCCAAGTATTCCGAAGCTTGGTACGCCAGGCAGTTGAAACACGCGCAGGAGTGCCTTGCCGAGGCCAGCAAGGTGCACACGCCGGAAGAGTTGGCAGCAGCAAGGGCGGCGCTGGCGTTGGACCCGGTGTGTCCGCAACGGCAGATTTTCGAGCCGGTCGAGAGGCGTGGGTAATGGCACGTTATCGCAAGATTGATCCGCGTATCTGGAATGACGCGAAGTTTTCAGCGTTGAGCGACAGGGCGAAGCTCGTGTTCTTCATGCTGCTTACGCACCCGAACATGACGGCTATCGGCGCGATGCGTGGGACGGCTCCTGGCCTTGCCGCAGAGCTTGGCTGGGAACTGGAAGCCTTTGCGGAAGCCTTCCATGAAGTCTTGTCGAAGGGTATGGCGGAGCACGACGAAAGGGCTTGCTTGATCGCACTCCCGCGGTTCATTCAGTACAACGCACCCGAGTCACCAAATGTCGTCAAGGCGTGGGTTGGTGCACTCGACATGCTGCCAGAGTGTTCGCTGAAAACCCGTGTGGTTGTTAGGGCGAGAGGCTATGCGGAAGCCTTACCCGATGGCTTCACGAAAGCCTTACCGGAAGCCTTCGCGAAGAGTATGCCTATACAGGAGCCAGAGCCAGAACAGGAGAAGAGCATATTGTCATCTGGCGATGACGATCTACCTGTCGAACAGAAACCAAAGACACCAGCGATTCCGTACGACGACATCCTGGCCGCGTACCACGACGCACTCCCCATGCTGCCAGCTATCCGCCTGTTGACAGATGGCCGACGCAAGAAAATCAAATCCCGCTGGCACGAACTGGCCGAACGCCAGACCGTCGAATACTGGCAGCGTTTTTTCGCCTATGCGGCTCAATCGGATTTCCTGACCGGACGCAGCGGCAAGTGGACATCCTGCAATTTTGATTGGCTGCTTGAACCGGGCAACCATCTAAAAGTGGTGGAAGGCAATTACGAAAACAGGCTCGCCGCATGAGCGCGCTCCCCGACTTCGACCGCATGCCCGCCGATATTTCCACGCTGCGCATCCCGCCGCATGACGCGAACGCCGAGCAGGCCGTGATTGGCGCGCTGATGCTGGCACCTGCGTCGCTGGCCAAGGTTTCCGATTGGCTCACGGAGCAGGATTTCTACCGCGCCGATCATCGTCTGATTTACCGTGCCGTGTCCGCGCTGATCGCTCGCGGTTCGCCGGTTGACCCCGTGACGATGATGGACTGGTTCGAGTCGGCGGGGTTGGCGGACTTGATCGGCGGCTTGGGCTACTTGGTCGAACTGAGCGACGCGACCGCGAGCGCGGCGAACATTGTGGCGTATGGCGAGATCGTGGCGCAGAAAGCACGCTTGCGTGGGGCGATAGACGTTGGCTCGCGGCTGGTCGATTCGGCATGGGGTCGGGGTGGCGATGCCGAGCAGGTGATTGCGACGGCGACGCACGACCTGGCGCAGTTGCAGGTGAGCAAGCTGCGCGGCGGGCTGGAGCCGGCGAAGGTCGGCATGAAACGCATGCAAGCCGAGCTGATGGAGCGCTACAAGCGCGGCCCGAAGCTGCTGGGGCAGCCGTGGCCGTGGATGGCGCTGAACAAACTCACGAACGGTTTGCGTGATGGCGTGCTGTACATCGTCGGTGCACGACCCAGCATGGGTAAATCGATCTTTGGCTTGCAAGTCGCGCTCAACAACGCGATGAACGGAAACAACACGGCGTTCTTCAGCGTGGAAATGGGCGCAGACGAATGCATGGCGCGCGCCGTGGCGTGCATCGGCGAGATTCCGCATGCGTGGGTGGAGAGCCCCAACGACCAGGACATGGATGCGGATCTCTATTGGCCGCGTCTGTCCACGGCTACGCAGAAGATTATCGAGGCGCCGCTGCTGATTGACGAAACGCCAGCCATCACCCGCGTGCAGCTGATGGCCCGCGCTCGCCGTGCGCACATGCAAAAACCGCTGCGATTGATCGTCGTCGATCACATGCACGACATGGCGATTGATCCGAAACAGGCGCGGTTCGAGTACGGACAGATTGCGCAGGACGGCAAGACGCTCGCCAAGGAATTCCATTGTCCCGTGATCCTGCTGGCGCAGCTCAATCGCCAGTCAGCGAACCGCACGGACCGCCATCCCAACATGACCGACCTGCGCGAATCCGGCGAGATCGAACAGAAGGGCGACGTGATCCTGTTCCTGCATCGCGAGGATTACTACGACAAAAACACGCACATGAAAGATGCAGTCGAAGTCATTGCGGCGAAGGGCCGCAACATTCGGACCGGCGAAAACATGCTGTTGAAGAACGTGTTCAGCGAGATGCGCATGGCGGACTGGACCGACGCATGGCCTGAAGTACCGGAACGCGAGCAAAAGAGCGCGAGGGGCATGCGATGACCGACGAACGCACCCTGTACGAAACCGACCGCGCCGGCTGGCTCGCCTACGTCGCGCCGAACATGGCGCGCAAGCTGGCGGCGCTGCCATACGTGGATCTGGCCTATGCATGGGCAGGTATCCCGCGCGACTACCAAGCCGCTGTCGTGCCGCACCTAGCAGACACCACGCTACAGGACGCGTGGACATCCATGCCGCGTGACGATCAAACGGAACTATGGGCACTCCTGCCGGAAGCGCAGAAGCAGCGGATTCGCATGTTGAGGAGGGGGAAATGACAGAGCCAGTCATCATCGGCAACGCCACGCTGTATTTGGGCGATTGCCGCGAAATTCTGCCGACCTTGCCGAAGGTGGATGCGGTCATTACCGATCCGCCGTATGGGATGGCTTTCCAGTCAAATCACCGCATTGACCAGCATCGTCGCATCGCAAACGACGACGACGAAGGGCTGCTGGTGTGGGCATGCGGAATCCCGGTAAACCATTCTCGCTATGTGTTCTGCCGGTGGGACAACCTCGGCGGCGATGTACCAAAGCCTAAGTCGTGCGTTACGTGGGTAAAAAACAACTGGTCAATGGGTGACCTGGAGCACGAGCATGCGCGACAGACTGAGGTGGCTATGTTCTGGCCCGGCCCCGATCACTCGTGGACGGGCAAGCGACCGACGGACGTAGTCCGCGCGCCGCGTACCGGAAATAGCGAGCACCCAACCGAGAAGCCTGTTTATTTGATGGAGCAATTCATCGGGTGGACTCGTGGAATTGTGTGCGACCCATTCATGGGTA